TGTACTGGTTCCGGGGGGAACATCAACAATAACAGGATATCGTTTTAAAGTTGTTTTATCCATTACCGTATCACCAGAAACCAATCTTTTTCTAATATTTCTATTAGCTTGTCCTGCTGGAGTAAATCTTGATGGTTTGTCTAAAGATTCATATGACATTGACATAACAGCAAATGGTTTATCTGTAAGATGCCAACTTAATTCTGTATAAGCGCTTTCTTTATCAATTTCTCCCATACCTTGTTCAATCATTCTTCTTGCATTTTCACCTTTAAAAGATTGAGGATATTTTTTGTTATCATTAGGATTGGTTAATTGAAAAACACCAGTTGAGGGAAGTTGCATATCAGCTTCACTAACATCATCCATCGGAGTATATTGTGTTTGTGTTTTTGGTTGTACTTCTCCATCCTTTTTCTTTTGACTTAGTTTATTTTTTTCTTCTGTAGAAACTTCAGTATTAATTAAAGCCGCTTTTAATGCATCTGCAAACGGAATGTTTTGATACTGTTTAGGTAAATAAGATTGTAAAACTTTTGTTTCGTTAAGTAAAGCGTTTTGAGCATTTTGTACAGCGTTTGGATATCCTTCTCCCTTAGCTGCAGCTTCTTCAGCATCCTTAACTCTTTCTACTAATGCATCGTAAATAGAAGATATAGCTTGTATGGATTTACCTGTTTTATTTACTTGGGCATTTAAAATTTGAGTTGCTCCAGTAAAATTCTCATCATCGACCGCTGCTATATAATTGGGATACTCAGTCCCTAAATATATTTTATTAATATCTCCTAATTGCTTATAAGATGTTTTAGCCTTATCTGTCAAAACTTTATTTCCGTAATAAGTGACTAAAGAAGATGCTTGAGCTCTATGATTTGGATTATTTGCCATTTCAAACATGCTTCTAGCAGATTCCAATCGCTGTTCCCAAGGTAATTTTGGGTCTTTAGTCATATCAAAGAAATTTTCATAGGTATCACTATAGACTTTTGCCTTGTCTGAAGTCTCTTTAGCCGATTCAAGAACAGGTGTCATATTCATATCGCCTGCAAAAGCATCTTGTAAACTTGGTATAACATCTCCTTTATATTCATCTGGTGTACTTTTATACAAATCTATAGCTAAACTTTTATTTCTGTAGTCATCAGTTGCAGCGTCTCTCTTATTCTCTTTTTCTATTTGAGCAAGTAATGTATCACGTTTATTCTTACTTTGAGCATAAGCTAATAAACTATCAGTAATTTTATTTGCAGTTTCAGCCCATGGGTCTCTATACCCATATCTTGATATGTATCTTAAATCATCTATTGAACTTGCCATATTCTTTCCTTATCCAAGTTGTTGAAGCCACCATGTATCAAATTCACTTCGTTGAAGACCTCTTAAATCATCATAATAGGGATTACTCGTAACATTATATCCTCTATCTGTTCCTCCTGAATCAAGGTACTGTTGAGCAAATCCTTGAGCCAATAATAATTTTTCTTGGCCTTGGGTTTGTATATCAGGATTTTCTTGAAAAATTTGATTTGAAGCTGAGAATCCTCTACCTATAGCTTGATTTAACGCTGTTAATACTCTACCATATTCTGAAGCAACTTGATTACTTGCACTTCTTGTTCTTTGTTTTAATGTTTCCATTAATTGTCTACGATTTAATGCTCCAGACCTGCCCCTAGCTCCAAATCCACCAAATCCACCCATTCCAATTCCTCTATTTGCAATTAACGCCGCTTGAGCTGATTGAAGTTCACTGGCTCGTGATTGTGACCCTCTTGTATAAATGTTTTTTATATCAGAAGCTATATTTGCTAAGTCTGGAAATCCTTGAAACCTATCAGCATAATCACCTGATACTCCATATAAACCAGCCCACTCACTTGCAGATACCCCAGCTTGCATATCCCCACCAGTAGGATTAATATATGAAAGTAATAAACTTTGTTGATTATCAGTTAAACTACCTAAATCGCCTAATAATTTTTTTAATAAATCAGTTCCCTGTCCAGTAATGTCTGGGCCTCGAGCCACACCTTCATCGGTATCATCCACATTGATTGTTGGACTCATAGTATTATAATCTTGTTCTGGAGAAGTTGGACTAGTAGAACCAATTTGAGAAAGTAAACTCCCACCCATATTTTGATTTTGAGGTAGACTAGCTTGATTTGCATTTAAATATTGATTAACATTATTTGTTAACTGAGCTGGTCTATCATATAAATTATTTGATGGTAATCTGTCATAATGTCCTGGCATCTTCCTTTATCCTTTCTATCGATTCATATAATATGAAAATAAATTATCCATTGTATTAGTATTTGTTCCAAAACTTGGTAATTGTTGTTGATATGCTTCACGCAAAGCTTGAACTTCTGGTGAATATGCAGACTTTGCCGTTGTTGATAAATATGGATTTTTCATAGTCTGCATTGTTGCATATGTTAAAGGTGTTTGAACAGCTGTCCCTACCGCTTTTGGCAACCATGATTGTTGTAGTTGAGTAATTGCAGATAATGCATCTGATTCTACATCCGCAGCTTGTTGTCTTCCATATAAAACATCTTCTCCACCAGGCATATAATCAGCTACATCTTCTTTACGTAATTTATCAGTAGCCCATTTACCACCAACTCCACTTACTCCGCCAGCAATAACACCACCTAATAACATTTTTTGCCAAAGAGGAGCTGCTTGTGGCATAAGCGCCATACCCAACAATCCTAATCCTTTTCCAAATACATTAGACAATCCTAAACCACTTGAAGCTCTCGCAGCTCTTTGAGCTTGTCTACCAGCAAATGCTCTCATAGCTTCATTAGTTAATCCTTGTTGTTGTCCCTGCCATAACATACCTTGTCCTCCCATCGCTCCCGAAATACGACTAAGAAAAGATGTAAAATCTATTGGGCTTGAACTATTTCCATTCATAATATTCTCCTTATCGTGCTATAACTATAGCATCCGCTCTATTTATACCTGTTATAGAACGTACTGTACCACTTGACGTGGTATATGTTATTGATGTTAATGCGGCTGCTAATGTAGCTGAACTACTACCTCCCACACTAAAATTTGTAATTGTTAATACAACCCTTGCTGGATTACCAAGAGCACTTCCAAATGTAAAATTCTGTGTTAATGTTCTTGTACCTGCTCCAAATGACGGGTCTCTAGTATCTGTAAATTGTTGTTGTTCATATTGTGCGGAATTAAAAGCATTTGAACCATCAGACGTACCAGCTCTAATATATCCTTCTACTTCAATATCTCCACCTTTATCTACAACCGATGAATAAGTTAATGTAAATGTTACATCTAATGATACAACACTTGCCGTAGCTTGGTCGTCATATGCATCATTACTAGTTTTAGCGGTATTGTAGTCTGGTGTAGACAATGTTGTTCCACCGAAAACCGCACCAGAATCATCAAAAGATGTAACCGTTGAACTACTAAGTACACTACCAATATAAATATTAGCTGTAGGTGTAAAACCTGTAGCTGTTTTATTATCTGCAAATACTTGTAATGATTGAGCACTACTCTCATCAGAGCCTGTTACACTATATGTTTGCATATCTTTTAATATAAACATAACATCATATTGGTCATCATCATAACTTGCCAAGTTAGCTCCACTAAATGTAAAAGCTGAACCAAAATTTAAGGCAGATGCAGGAATAAATTGCATTTGTTTCGGATAATTAAATGTAGAACCATTTTTTGTAAATGTTAACGTTTCTGATGATAATTCACTATATCTTGTTGGGGTTTTTGGATTAACTATAAATATAACATCTTCTTCTGTATGAGTTGCTGCACTCGTTCCATCTTGAGCTCTTCTTACAGTCAAAGTATCACTAGATATATTAGTAATATACATTCTTTCTGCATTAACTTGTATCATATCTCCTATCGAAAAATTACCAACAGTTGTTACATCCACAGCTGTTTCTGAATTATCTAAATCTTCATCTATTCCAGAAGTTGTTCTTTGTAAAGAATCTGAAACTCTAATTCTTTCTGAACCACCTGCAGACGTAAGTTGAACTGTGCCATGTTTTAATCCACTTGAAGTTGATTCCCATCCACCAACACGTCTATCTAACCTATCACGTAATGAATTTTTACGTTCTTGTCGAGCTATAGCTGCATTTCTATTTGTATTGATTAATGCCATATTAACTATTTACAGCCGTTGAAGGCTCTTTCCTTGTTGTTCTATATACTACAGTAATATCATTTATTTTATAACTACCACTTGTAGTTGTAGTGCCTGACGTATCGTAAGCATCTACTTTAATTTTCATACTACTTACAGTTCCAAGAGAGCTTATATCTACAACATGAGTTCCACCTCTTGTAGAGGGAGGTGAAGCACTAGAAGCTGTACCCCAAACTGTATCTGCCTCTAAAACAGTTGCTGTAGTACTTCCATTTTTATAAACGGATGTACGAACCTCAACTCCATTAGTCGAGTCTCCAGTTGCATAACTAAATATAATTTTTTTAGGTCGTTTTAATAAACCTGGATTACCAAAATCAAAATCTTTTGTTTCAAATGAAAAAGTAGATGTTCCTTGAGATGAAGAATATTTTTTTACATTATTACCTTCAAGCCATATGCAATTATCTTGATTATTTTGCATATTAGTAATTGCTGCTCCTGTATAAGTTCCAAGTTCTGTAAAAGATTTAGTTGTAAAGTCATAAACCAATGCATCGGACGATTGTGTGCAGTCTTGTACAATTAATAATTGTGAGTCAGGTGGATAATATCCAACAACAGGAGAAGCTAATCCACTCATAGGTGCTGAGTTTTTATCTAATTTTGCAGATAACTCTATTATTCCTTGATTGGGAGTCCATGCATAAATTCCTGTTTTTCGTACCCAACAAATACCAAATTCGGTTTTAACAACTGCAGATGGTTTATCTATTCCTAATCCATTATGAGTAGATTGCAAAAACCATCCTGTATCATCAGGTGAAGTTACATCAATAATATATAAGCTATTTTGTTTAAATGCGAATAATTTAGTTCCAAATGATTCTATTGCAGTAAAGTCTTCTCCATCATTAATTCCAATATCAATAAACTGATTAGGTGGAAATGTATCATATCTACCAATAGGAGTATATAATATTCTATCAGGCATTAATTTTTTCTCAGCACTACCAATAGAAGTATAGTAATTAACATGAGCAACAAATGTTCTTTGATTACAAACAGTTACATCTTTATAGAATAAACCTGCTTCTTCACCAAAAGATAAATGTCCAACATCAGGACTATACCCATTATTAGATTCATATGTGTCAATACTGGGCCCTTTTATTTCTATTCCACCATTATTTTTCCAATTATTACTTGATGGATTATGCCACGCGGTAAAAGTATCGCCTATATCTTTTCTAACTCCACGTTCAAAATCAATATCAAGAAATAAAGTCCATAAATCTGTACTATCCTTTTTTCTTATATATACCCTACCACCTTTAATTCTATCAGAAAAATCATCACCATCATTAATAATACCCACTAAAACGTTAGTAAAATATTGATTTACTCCCAATGTAACTGATTCGGAATAGACAGTTAATAAAGATTCTTGATTTCCTTCATACACAAATGATTGAGCAAATTCATAGGTTGTCGCTTCCCATAATCCATCATTATCAGTTGTCTCTACAGTTAAATCAACATCAAAACCATTACCAGCGGTTGCAAAGTCAGCTGAACCTGTAGCGGTAATATTGCAACCAGTTAAAGTAGGAGCAGCTAAATTATTTGTAACAGAAACCCATGCATCTACAGCTCCTCCTGGAATTGTACCAGATTTATCAACATGACCAAACCATCTAGCAGTATTGCCAGTTTGACCATTTTCTGAATCAGTAACTCTTAAAGCTCCATCGACATAATAATAAACAAATTCGTCTCCACCATGATTACTTCCCATATCAAAAGCTGCTAAGTGATTACTTACATCTCTAATTCCACCAGTATTAAATGGGTCTTCTAAAATATCAACTGTACTACTTGCAACATCACAAGCAGCAAGTAATTCTAAAGGTTTTCTAACTCCAGAACTACTATCAATATCGTTATCTGATTGAAATAAAAACAATCCGACACCAGATGTTAATGTTCCAGCACTTCTAGATGTCACAGTAGCTGATGCAGTAGAAGTAAATAACTGTCCTGTTTTATATACTTGAACATTATTTGCAGAGGTTAATTCATTATCGCCAATATCCCTAGCGTCAAATTTAGTGTTTAATCCACCTGAAAAATCCGATAATCTTAAATATTGTTTAGGCATTTATTCCTTTATCTCAAAATGTACTAAATCATCAAATTTATTATCTTTGGTTTTGGTATCCATATCCCAGTCACCGCCCCATCTTATTTTAAGTCCCATTTGAGCAGCAACTCCAAGTACGTACCCGCCAAAGTAATGAAATCTATCTCTATCTTCCCAATCTATTGGATACGGCGCAACATCCACAGCAATACTCGGACTTTTATTGTGCTTGCCATTAGGAAACCTAACTTTACTATTCCCTTTAAGGTATGCTTCATCTTGTGCTTTTTGTCCTCTATGACCTTCTAATATAGTACAGTCAAATTTTTTCACAACTTCTTCAAAAAGACCAACTAATCTTTTATCGCAAGTATAAAGTTTAAATTTACTTTTCCTACTGAATTTAGGCATCTTCTACCTTTTTCTTAAATTCAGCAAACCAAACGTCATCTAATTTATTTTTACTAGATTTAACAAGTTTTTCAACGATTTGAATAGCAATCTTTTTTACAACCTTTTCACTAATCATTGTTTTAAAACCAGTTAACACAAATCCTCTTACAAATGGTATATACATACCGCCACCAATTACAGCGACTGTACCTACAACACTCATCCAATTATTTTGAACCCAATCAATCATGGTATTAACCTCATTATTAATGTTACAACAATAGGGACAATCAATAAAGCAGCAGAACCCCATGTTTTAAACATAATGATTGCATCGCTGTTTTTACCTGTTTGTCCATTTAACTTTTCTAAATGTTTTTCAATTCTTTGCAAAGTTTTAAAGATACTTATCTGTCTTTCATCTAACTTAACAAGTTTTGCAGTTGTTTCGTTTCTGTAGTCACTCACATTCATCTCGATTTACCGTTTATTCTACCTTTTAAATACGCTAAATCATCCGTAACATCATTTAATTCACGAACTATATCTTCTCTATGTCTTTGACTAATATCATCTGATTTATTCCATCTATCTAACATTTTCAATACAATAGATTCAACATTAGCCATCTTTGTTTCAGACTTTGCAATTGCTTGTCTAATTTGGTCTAAATCCTCATTTTGTGATTTCTGACTTTTTATCAAATTCATTATCATCATAATAAATAAAGTAACGATAACTCCGATAGCGCCATACTCGGCATATGTTTCAATCATGTAAAACCTTTTTAGTTGCTTTTAATCCTATCACTACTAGAGCTCCAAGAATAACTTGAAGCATCATTTCTTCCTTAATACTAAAAGCAATTATAACAGATTCAACAAACATAGCCGAGACTATGGCTTTATCTAACATATTACTTTTCTTCTTTTCCTTCTTCAGATTCGCTTAAAGAAGCTTTTAAAGCATCTGTAAAAGCTTGTCTTCCAAATCT